TGGTATCAGAGAGCAATATCCTATGTTCTCTGACATTGAGGTTTCTGATCAACGAAACTCAGGCATTCAGAATGGCCGAAAGTTAGAGTTTACCGAAGCGTATGACGATAGGTATAACAGCCCATTGATCGAAGTCTTTGATCCCGCCTTGCAAGGCGAAGAACTAGAGCAGGCAATTATTGGCGAATATCTGCATGAAGCTCCTCGACGCAATCCGCAATACGCAGAAATGCGTGAGATACTGCAAAGCCTAAAAACGCCAGAGCAATTGCAGCATGACGTGGAAATGTATTTTAGAGATGTTGAAGAGTACGGCGAGGATAGGCCGTTTGAGCAGTGGAACGAAGTATCTCGAAAGGATGCTTTTATTCGGGGATACGCTGTCGGCCAGTGGGAACCAGAATACTATACTGATGAGCAGAAATCTGTTATCGATATTATGATGGGGCTAATAAGATCGGATAGAAAGTGAGTGGTACACGTCTTTGCCTTGGTTCTATATATCGGTATTGCTGATGATCGTAAGCTGGTCAGCGATGATATGTTGTTTCGCAAGCTAGAAACGTGTAATTACTACGCAAGAGAAATCGTGAGGCGCTACGGATACCACAGTAATACAAAAGATTTTGGCGTTGCATACTGTGTTCCAAGGCTGGTCGATCCTGACAAGGCGAGGGTTTATTGAATGGCAGGCATTGGTGCATTGCTCAATTTAGCAAAGAGTGGCCGCAAGATCGGCGCGTTGCCTGATGCTCCAAAGCTGAAGGTTGATAACCCCGGTGGAAACTGGCTGCAAAGCAAGTTGCGATATGCTCAAGAAGCCCGTGAAGGGGCGAAGCCAAATACTTACCGCTCAACCTTGGGAACTGGAGAGGGCGTAACTGGTTACTTCAGAGAGCCAGTTTATATTAATCCAAATATTCTTACAAACATCAGAGGGTCTCTTGGTGAAGAACTATATCGGCCTGATCCTGCAAAGATTGATAGGCTCCGTAAGTCGATTGCAGAAGACGGGTATGATGAGAAATCTGGGACGGTTTTGATCCAAGTGCGCGAAGATGGCGTTCCATTTGTAGTGGAGGGCAATCACAGAATTATTGAGGCTGCTGAGAGCGGTAGGCAAGCCATACCTGTGGAGATTAAATATCTCAGGGGCGCAGAAGACGTGGATGGGCCACTTAGCCCCGCAGCTTTGGGAGCGGAGAGATAATGGCAACGTACAAGGGCAAGAGCGTCACACTGAACAAGCCGCGCAGGATTGCGAAGGGCGAGACCAGCCACGGCAGAAAGAAGTCTGTGGTGTACGTTACGGACGGCGACAGGGTGAAGCGCGTGACCTTTGGCGACCCCAACATGAAAATCAAGAAAAACCAAAAGGGCCGACGATCTAATTTTAGGGCGCGTCACAACTGTGATAACCCCGGCCCAAAAACTAAGGCCAGATACTGGTCATGTAAGGCGTGGTGATAATATGGCACTTTTGACAGTAGATGGACGGCAAGAAGAAAACTTTTCAAATGTGGCGTATCGGCCAGATGGACAGCTAAACATTCCTTCGCAGGCTGCGGCTGACGAGCAAAACCGTATCATGGCGTTGCGAAAAGAATTTTTGGAATTTGAAAACGCCATGCTAGGGCCAACATTAGCAAGGGCAAGGTTTGAGGATGATTTTGCGTATGATGACGGCACCGTTCCAACGCTTCAAGAAATTTCTAATTTTGAAGAATATAATCTAAGAAAAGATGCAATAGAAAGCGGCGTCCCACGCGCCGATAATACAGGCAGCCCAAAATACAAGGCGCAAACGAACGCAAATCTGGCAAGGCAGGCGGCACGAATAGACCCATTTAGCGGCCCTAATTTTGACAATTCTGCCATCAGGGTAGGCGGTGGAATGATATCTATGGCTGGGCAAGTTGCCAAGATGGCGTTGACTGGGGAAGGCACAGCCAAATCTGCCCTTAGTTCTTGGAATAAATACGCTGGCGGTAAGCAGGCGGCATATTTGCTTGGTGGCATGAATGATCTTGGAATGGCGGCACTAAGCACTGTTATGAGTGGCCTATATACTGGCATTGGTGTTGGCATGGAAATGATGCCATTTACGAGCGAAAACCAAGAAGATCGGGCAGGCAAAACAGGCATGGCGCTTTTGGAATTTGCAGAGCAATACGCAACGCCGTTTTATGGTGGGCTGTCAAAAATTGCTCAGTACGGCAAAACAGGCTTTGCACAAGCGCCTGTTCGAGTTGGCGCTCAAACATCAAGTCAGGGTGGGTTGGTAGAGGCCGCAGGACGGGGATCAGAAACCAATCTTGGCCCAACGGGTAGGCCACTAAGCACAATCATTCCTACGGGTGCTGGAGACGCTGTTCGCGTGGAGGCTAGGCCTATTGCAGAAATACAAGACGCTGCATCAAGATATATGAAAGATCGCGGCATAGATTCTGGTGATGGATACGATGTCACAGGATATCCAGAGTTAAATAAAGACAGAGCAAGGCTGGTGGCGGCTGCTTACCAGCAAATGAAAGATGACCCCACGAACCCCGCTGTTCGAAGGGCTTATGAAGCATTGATTGAAGAGACGTTGGGGCAGCTTCGATCTTTGGATAAAACTGGCATAGACTTAGATTTCTTAGCGCCAAACACGCCGTATCCATACGGTGCATCGCCTGCTATGGGATACGGTGATATTGTTACGAACAAACGCCTTGTGACCTTCCCAACTAGAGATGGCTATGGCACAGGCACCACAGCCGATGACTTTGAGGTCGCTAACAATCCGCTGTTAAAAAATGTGGGCCGTGTCGGAACAATGGACGATGCAACCGCAAACGATGCGTTTCGCGTTGTCCACGATGCATTCGGACACTTTGGGCCGGGCAATCCTTTCTTCCGAAGCAAAGGCGAAGAACGAGCGTTCTTAGAACACAGACGGATGTTTAGCGATGATGCCCTGCCAGCAATGGCTTCGGAAACAACAGGCCAAAACAGTTATTTAAACTTTGGCCCTGATGAAATATTCAATGCAAAGGCAAGCGGAGAAACAACAAAATACGCTCCACAAAAAATTGGTATCATGCCAGACTGGGCGACTTTTCCAGAAGGAATGCCAGATGGCGCTGAAATGCGTAGGCTACAAAACATTGTTGATGGCTGGCAAAGGGGTGGCGGCTAATGGCCTTAGATGATCGCAAAGAATATGGCGCATTGCCCCCACCTGATCTGCCAGATGGCAGCTATGACGTTGCTGGGCCACTTGTTTTTCTAAACAGTCTTGCCAGAAAAGTCCCGTCTTACAAACCAATTTTAGATGATGTGATAGCGGCAGAAAATCAAGGATTTGATATTTGGGATACGTTCAGTTCGTTTAGAGACCCAATTAAGGGTGAGCTAATGTATGACACTGGCACGGCATATACGGGAAAGACCCTGCCAAAATACAAAAATTCTGAAGAAATACTTCAAGACACCAGTGCCATGACCCTAGATGACTATTTGGATGATAGCGAAATCAAAAAAGTTCTTGGCAATGCGGCTAGAGGTGTGAAGGTCGGAGAGGTTGAGGGTGATAGGCTAAACCTTGCTGGTGGCCTTACAATTCGTGGCGCACCAAACGAATACAGTGCTTTGTTTGTTGGGCCAGAAAAAAATCGAGGCAGATTTAGTGAGCAAGAAATTATTGATCACGAAGTCGGACACGTTGTTCAAGAAAAATTTGGAATGCCGATAGGAACAAACTCAACAATTGCAAAAGAATGGCTTAGATTTTTAAAATCTCAAGGCCGTATCAGCGATGAGGTTTTTATCAACGCCACAAGAACACGAAATCCGCAAGAAAGTTTAACTGGAAAATGGGATTACGACGAAGGATATCGCACAAGCATGGGCGAAGCATACGCACGGGCTGGGGCAAACACCACTCAGACAGGCCAAAGACCGCGCCTTTCTGATTTTGAAGAATACGGTTTCCCAATTAAAAGAGAAGATATGTGGGAATTTTACGATCAAGACGTTAATAAAGCCAGAGATTGGCGCGTTAATCGTGGTGGTGCGTTATGGAATTTTAAGCCATGATGAATGCAGGAGAGATATAAATGGCTAGAGCGGCAGTTAAAAGGGTGGCGCAGGCAGAGATCAGAGCCGCCAAGAAGTTTCTGGAGCGGCGGGGTCTAAAGTCTGACGATGTATCGCCCCGCAAGTTTGCAATGGCGGCAAAGGAACTGGACAAGGGTTTTGCTGATACCCTAAAAATATTAGCTCGTGAATTATCTGGAGGACAGGTCTAATGGGTATTGTGAATTTTTTAAGAAGTTTAAGTCAAAAAGTGCCAAGCCCTAGTCCGCAACCTCCATTCAAGGGAAGAATGGATGTGGTGAGAGACGCCGCTGGTTCTAGCTTGATTAGGAACCCTTCAAGCAATCGGCAAATAAATCAAATTGGAGCGTTAGACCATTTTGAAGGGCCAAGCCCAACACAGTCAAACGTGCCTTTAAATACGCAAGAGCTTGATGAGCTTTTGTATGGAAACTTCACCCCACCCATGACAGCCGCAGAACGCGCAAGGCTGATGGAAGCGCAAAAACCCGCTGGTGCTTATGATGATGCGGGGGTTATGTCTTTGGAAGAATTAAAGCGCAATCCCGAAATTAGTAGACCGCAGCGAATGTCGGTCTTTTACGATGAATAGAGCCAGCTTCCCCTCCCTGATGAAACAAGGAACAAAAAATATGTCATATGGTAAAAAGAAACCTACAAAGGTTGTAAAGAAAAAGAAAATGGTAAAGAAGGCTGTTAAGAAACCAATGAAGAGGGGATACTGATGTCGGAAAATAAAGACGTAACAGTACACGTCACAGGCGTCTCCATGTCAGGAGGTGTCAAGAATGACGGTAAGCGATCTTCTCCAGCAGATCAGAAACAATCTGGAGCAAAGACGGCTGGAAATAGCTGACGGTATGCTTCGGGGTCGGATGTCCGACTTTGAGGCGTACCACAAAAACGTGGGCATTGCGGAGGGGCTGGAGCAGGCCGCTGACGTAATCCATGACACGATCAAAACTTTAAACGAAGAGGATGAATAACATGTCTCATCAACATGACGCAATCTACACTGATGAAGAAACCAGCGCGACGATTGGCTCTCATCAAATCCCAATTCCGATGAATTGGAAGGTTCTCGTTCAGCCTAATCAGGTAAAGATGACAACCGCAGGCGGCATTCTGCTGCCAGACACCTCAAAAGACAACGAGGAATACCTGACCGCCCACGGCACCGTCTGTGCAATGGGTGATTTAGCGTATCGTGACCGCGACACGGGTGAGCGTTGGAAGTCTGACGTTATGCCACAAATCGGAGATCGCGTGACCTACGGTAAATACGCTGGTCAGAAAATTGTTGTGAAGGGCGTGAAATTCCTTCTGCTGAATGACGATGAGCTAACGTCTATTCTGCCAGAGGGCGTCGAAGTCGCCGCATATTTGGGGTAGGGCAATGTCAGAACAAGAGAAAATTCTTGAAGAAATCGAGGCCGAAATTCATGCGGCCAAGGGTGAGCCAGAAGATTTTGAAATAGAAATCACTGACGATCCCGTCAAGGAGGCCAAGGAGGAGGCCGCTGATGTTGCGGAGGAGCAGGAGCCAGACTACGGCCCCAAGGTGCAGAAGCGCATCAGCAAGCTCGTATCTCAGCGCAGGGAGGCTGAAATCCAGGCGCGGCAAATACAGGAGCAGAACGCGCAACTGCAAAAGCGGCTAGAGCGTCTGGAGCAGGGATCGCATCAGAACGCCGAGCAGGAGTTTAACGCCAAATACCAGCAGACAAAGCAGGCGCTTCACAAGGCCGTGGAGGAGGGAGACACTGACGCCCAAGTCAACTTCCAAGAGCAGATAGCCGACATGAGAGCGGCCATGCGCGTGGCACAGGCCACTGACCAGTATCGGCGGCAGGACGTGCAACGACAGCAACAACGCCAACAACAGCAGCCACAGCAACAGGCGCAGGGCAATCAGCCACCTGAGAAGGCAATGGGCTGGTGGCAGCAAAATAACTGGTTCAATGCCACTGGTTTTGAGCGAGAAACAGCGGCGGCACGGGCTATAGACGTGCAGCTAGATTTGGAAGGATACGATAAGAATAGCGATGAATATTACTCGCAACTTAACGGGCGTTTACAAAAAGTGTTTCCTGAGTTAAGATCGCGCCCAAGTCCAAAGCAGCGGCCAAAAGGTAGGTCTCCAGTCGCCCCCACTACGGGCGGGTCAGCTTCTTATAAGGGCAATCGTGTGCGTATGACGCAAGAGCAACTCCGCATGGCTAGGGAACTTGGTATAAACGATGAACGTGGTCTCAAAAAATACGAAGCCGAAATTCGCCGTCAACAGAGGGAAAGCTAATCATGTCTGAGAAACGCAACGCACGAGCAGAGCAAGCACGATCATCTGTGCGCGACGAGGAGATTCGTCCAGAAGCCGCATGGAAACCACCAGCACTGTTGGACGCACCAGAAGCCCGTCCCGGCTATGTCCAACGCTGGGTCGCAACCTCGATTCAAGGGAAGGACACCCCCGACAACGTGTATAAAAGAATGCGCGAAGGTTGGGAGCCACGCTCCGCTGACACTGTGAAAGAAAAGTTGTTTCCGACTATCAATCATGGACAGTGGACAGGATCAATTGGGATTGAGGGCATGTTGCTTTGTGAAATGCCAGTCGAACGTCATGCCGCGCAGAAGCGGTATTACCAAGGCAAAAACACAGAGCAAAATGAAGCAGTCTCAGGTGAACTTGATGCGTTAGGACGGCGTAGTGGGCAGAAGTTCTATCAAGAGCGGAAGTCTGAAATAAGTCGCGGCAGACAATTGTCTGCCATGAGCGATTAATCTTTACGCTATAGGAGCGAAACATGGCAAATGTAGACGCCGCATTCGGGTTTGTCCCGATCCGTCACATGAGCGGTAATGCGCCTCGCACAAATAAATATACCATCGCAAGCACTCTTGCGGAGAACATCTTTAAGGGTGATCTGGTGATTATTGTTGCTGCGGGTACGCTTACACCTCACACTGCGACTGAAACCAATAACATTGGTGTGTTTGATGGGTGTTCGTACACCGCATCTGACGGATCATATGTGTACAGTGAATATTGGCCCACAGGCACAACTGCTACTAACATCATTGCGTACATTTATGATGATCCGTACACTGTGTTTAAGGTTCAGTCTGCTGGCACAACCGCCCAAACAAATATCGGCAACTGCGCTGATGTTGTTGCTGGCGCTGGTTCAACAGTTACTGGTCAATCTGGTTTTGAAATTAGTGGAACAATGGCAGCGGGTATCGCAACCTGTAAAATCCTTGCTCTGTACGAAACTCCAGACAACGCATTCGGCGCAAATGCTGTCATGGAGGTGACCATTAATGAGCATCTTCTTGGCACCAATGTCGCTGGTATATAAGGAGGGCATGAACAATGGCAATGAATAGAGCGAGTTTTGCGAAAACTCTAGAGCCGGGTCTGAATACTCTCTTTGGACTTGAGTATGATAGCTACCCTGCCGAATACACTGCGGTCTTTGAATCGAATAGCTCTCAAAAGGCTTACGAGGAAGACGTACTTTTGAGTGGATTTGGACAAGCGCCAACAAAAACTGAGGGTGGAGCGGTCTCGTATGACGCCGCCTCACAACAGTGGACTGCGCGTTACCAGCACGAAACCGTCGCCTTGGCGTTCTCAATCACTGAGGAAGCTGAAGAGGATGGTCAGTATGGTTCGCTTGCCTCGCGTTACACAAAGGCGCTGGCACGGTCGATGGCATCGACCAAGGAAATCAAGGCTGCAAACGTCTTGAACAATTCTCAAGCTTCTGGCTACAATGGCGGCGATGGAGTTGTGATGTTGAGTGCCTCGCACCCAACGCAGAACGGCACTCAGTCCAACGTGCTTGGCACGGCGGCTGACTTGTCCGAGACATCTCTTGAGTCGATCCTGATTAACATCAGCGACATGAAAGATGATCGCGGTCTTCGGATCGCGGCACAGGGTATGCAACTGGTTATTCCAACTGCCTATCAGTTTACTGCCGAGCGCCTGCTGGAAAGCCAGCTTCGCACTGGTACAGCCGATAATGACATCAACGCCATCAAGGCTGGTGGTTATCTGCCCAAGGGCTATCACATCATGCGCCGTCTGACCGATTCAGATGCGTTCTTTGTTACCACTGATGTTCCAGATGGCCTCAAGCACTTCACCCGTTCAGCAATGAAAAAGGGTATGGAAGGCGATTTTGAGACTGGCAACGTGCGGTACAAAGTACGCGAAAGATATAGCTTTGGCTGGACCGATTGGCGCGGCGTGTTTGGCACCGAGGGCGCAGCATAAACAACCCAATCTTCTCTTCCTGTTGGGTCAAACTGGGGCGGTCTTCGGATCGCCCTTTTTTTATTTTAAATAAAAATGCATTTTATTTGTATCTGTCTATTGTATTCTAAATTGTATCCCCTATATCTATTACAACAGAAGCAAGGGAGAGATCAAATGACAACGGCCACAGTGACATATCCAGAAGCAATCGAAGCGATCCGCAACGCCAACATTAATGCTTCTCAGCAACGCGCAGCAATTAACTTGATAAATAGAATTAAGTCGGACACGCAATCTTCATTACCATCAGATGTGCCAACATATGAGATCGAAATTGATAAATCTAAGTATGGGAAAAGCGCCAGTTTCTTTTGCGTAGGTAAGGGGGAAATTTACTGGAATATGATTTCAGCAGTCATTGGGCCAAGAGGCGGCAAAAATCATATAAGAAAACAATTCGAAATTAGATAAATCAAAACGGGGGCCATGCGCCCCCATCCAAAACGTAACACTAACGGCGTTAGCGTTACAAAAATCCAAAGGAGATAAAATATGTCAAACGGTTTTCCATCATCAATGGCAATGCTTGATCACTTGCTTGAGGGCCACCCAATCTCGCTGATCGAAGCGATGAATATGTTTGGGGTCTGCAACCCCGCCGCAGAGCTAACAAAGCTCCGCAAGCAAGGATGGATCATCCAGTCTCAACGGGTCAAGATGACCAAAATCATTGTTCGCATGAACAAATACATGGTTATGAAGCCACCGTCCCAGCTTCCACATAAGGAATGTCTTATGATGGAATACTGGATCAGCAAATAATCAAGCAGGGGCCGTCTTCGGATGGCCCTTTCTTTTTGTTCAGACCTGTTGTATTGTGCCGACATCCCTGACAGGTGCGTCCCGTGCCTGACTTAACCCAAGACAGGAGATCATCATGGGTACAACTACTTTTACAGGTGCGGTACGTTCTGAAAACGGCTTTATCGACGTAACGAAAAACGCCACCACAGGCGCTTACACCACAAATTCAACATACGACAATGACGCCACAATTGGCGGCAATGTTACTATCGCTGGAACCCTCGCGGTCACGGGAGCCACGACAGGCATCAAATCAGTTGTAACAATTACAACTTCAACTTACGCCGTCACAGCGGCCCAGTCAGGAACCACGTTTATTTTATCAAGGGCGGCAGGAATTGTGGTTACGCTTCCAGAATTAACAGCAGCGGCAAGCGGTGAACAATACACGTTTATAGTTGGAACAACATTCACTGGCGCAGGCCAGATTAATACGGGCGCTGCCGCCGATCTGTATTCTGGGTTTGCTATATTATCAGACCCCGCAACGGCTGGAGACACCAACACGTTTATTCCAGATCAATCGAACGATGACACGATTGATATGGGCGCAATAGAGCAGGGGTGGCTGTCGGGCGGCATGATCACGCTAACCGCTCAGTCGGCTACGCGCTGGCATTGCGCGGCCTACCTGTTAGGTGACGCGACACTTGCGACACCGTTCGAATAAATCAATCTGGCGGGGGGCAACCCCCGCTCCACAATCTAGGGGATTGGGATGAGCATACAATCAGACGTGCAGGTTGGATTTATCAGCGATGAGGTCGTGGCAGACGGCGATTTTATTGTTACGGCAGCGAGGCCAAACACAACCGCTACATTAGCCAACGCATCCTTCGCATCAGGAGGGGCAAGGCTTTTAGCCGTCACCACAGCAGGGACTAGCGATAACGGCAAGACCACAACTATTACAGGCACTGATGTGTTTGGAGATTCTATCTCTGAGGTAATTACTTCTACGGGGTCGGCAGAGGCTGTAAACGGGGCAAAGTACTTTAAGACTGTAACCTCTGTTGTTTGTTCCGCGCAGTACGCAGGCAACATCACAGTGGGCAGTACCGCAAGTGCAGCACAGGCCGTGGCTGGCGGTGGTCGCACTCGCTTAAAGGGATACTCTATTGTCTCTGGTGGCACCGCTGGCGTTATTAATTTCTATAATGGAACGCCAGAGGACGGCACGGTGACATTCAAGGCCCGTACTGTTGGCACGGACAACACAACTATGGACAATACAATCCCAGACGAAGGGATTTTATTCAAAGATGGGTTGTCCATCCAATATACGGTTGCAACAATTGACATGATGAACTTTTTCTTCGCATAATAGGGTGGATGCATGGCGACTTCAGACACAGTAGCGTTTCGCCCAGATGTTGAAGAAATCATCGCGGAGGCTTACGAGCGGTGTGGGATCGATCCGCAGACGCAAACGGGATACAAGGCTGTGTCGGCTAGGCGCAGCCTAAACCTGTTATTTAGTGAGTGGGCCAACAGGGGCATCAATTACTGGGCGGTAAAGCAGCAGACGCTGACTCTGGTGAACGGCCAGACAACGCCCTACACGCTGCCTGCTGGCACTATAGACATTATGGACGCCGTCATTCGGGACAGCGCAGGCACAGACACGTCTGACCAAATTATTAATCGTGTGTCGATTGCCGACTACAATCAACTGCCAAACAAAACATCTTCGGGCAAGCCAAGCCAGTATATGCTGGACAAGCAATACACGCCCCTGCTTTACATCTGGCAGATACCAAACGTCACCACATACAGTTTGAATTATTGGTCAGTAAATCAGCTAGATGATATCACGGCCAGCAATCAAGACGCTGACGTACCGTACCGCTGGTCTGACTGCATCTGCGCGGGGCTGGCAAGCAAGCTGGCGTTGAAAAACGCCCCCGACAGGTTTCAAATATTAAACGAAATCTACGAGAGGGCATTCACGTTTGCGGCGGCGTCTGACAATGATGGTGTCAGTCTGAGGGTTCAGCCAACTGCGCTGAATTTATCCTGATGGCAAAATACGCAAGAGGCAAAAAATCTCAGGCAATTAGCGACATTAGTGGCCTTCGGGTTCCCTATACGCAATTAAAAACCACTTGGGACGGCCTGCGCGTATCTCCAGAAGATTACGAGCCAAAACAACCGCAGCTTACGCCTGCTAAAAATGTTGTCGATGCCACGGCCCTATTTAATCCACGGCCCGATAACGATCCCGAAAATGTCACGTTTTTCGTTGGATTTAATTACGACCCGTTTCTAGACCCAAGACAGAGACCGGGGAGCGGCGTGTATGGCGCAGGCGGCACTGCACGGCTAGACTTCACAGACTTTGAGTATGGCCCAGAGGCGACAGGGGCGGCTGGAACGGGCGGCATAGGAACGGCAGCATTCGCTGTCGAGGTAACAGGTGTATCTGGTAGTGGCGGCACGGGCAACGTGGGCGTCGAGGCTCTGGAAATATCCATCGCTGAAGCTGGCGTTGCTGGCACTGGAGCGGTTGGGGCAGAGGCTCTAGAGCTTTCCATTGCAGAATCTGGAGTTGCTGGCACGGGCGCTGTCGGAAGCGAAAGTGTTGAATTTACTGGCTGGGGTCAAAACGGTTGGGGAGCAGATGGATGGGGCGAATAAAATGAGCTACACAACACTAAAGGCCAACATCCAAGCGTTTTTGGAAGATGACTCGACAGAGTTTGTCGCGTCGATTGACGTGATGATAGCGCAGGCCGAAGAAATGGTTTTTCAGCGACTGCCAAATCTGCCATGCTTTCGCGCTACATCTAGCGCGGCCAATCTTGTGGCAGGCACGGCGTCATACACAATTCCCACGGCGAGAATGATCCGACAGGTATCAATTACCGACACAAATGTTGTGACGTATCTTGACCACAGGGTGGATTCATACATCCGAGATTACTGGCCCAATGCGGCAACGCAAGGCACCCCGCGAATGTACAGTACAGACAGCGCGGGAACGTCTGGGACGGTCATTACATTGGCACCAACGCCGTCATCCACCTTGGCCTACAGTGTGGACTTCATAGCGCCTGAGACGGGTCTCAGTTCGTCTAATGCCAATACATGGATCGACACCAACGCGCCTGCGGTTATGCTCGCAGCGGCTTTGCACGAGGCGTCTGCGTTTCTAAAAGCGCCAGAGACGCTGTCACTATACAAAACGCAATTTGACGAGGCGGTGCAATCTCAGGTACAAGAGATGCAACGCGACTACGCAGCAGAATATAACGGAGGCATATAATGGCTATTACACAGGCGATGTGTACGCAGTTCAAACGAGATGTTATGCTGGGGCTGCATGATCTCGACAGCGACACAATTAAAATTGCCCTATTCACGAGTTCAGCATCTCTTGGGGCAGCGACCACTGTCTACGCCTCATCTGGGATTAACGAAGTGGCAAACGGAAATGGATACACAACGGGCGGCGTAACGCTGGCAAGTGCGTCTGTCGTTAACAACAGCACCAGTGGTTGCTTCGATGCCACTGACCCAAGCTGGACATCTGCGACATTCACGGCGCGGGGCGCGATGATATGGAATGACACCGAGAGCGACTTGGCAATTGCCATTCTTGATTTTGGTGGCGACTTCACGGTTGCTGGAGGAACCTTTAAAATTGTATTCCCTGCGGCCACTGCAAGCAATGCGATAATTAGGATAGATTGATATGGCTTCAACTTATGTAAACGACTTACGCCTCAATGAGATGGCGACTGGCGATCAGTCGGGCGCATGGGGTACGGTAACTAACACAAACCTTGAGCTAATTGGGGATGCCTTTGGTTACGCCACAGAGGCCATTACCACAAACGCTGACACCCACGCCACGGTTATAGCTGACGGCGCGGCAGACGCTGGCAGGGCAATGGTGCTGAAGTACACAGGAACGCTCGACAGCGCGTGTACGATCACAATATCTGGCGGCGATGCCTCGACATTCACAGTGTCCAAGCTGTGGTACATCCACAACGCCACTAGCGGATCGCAAAACATTATTATCACTAGCGGCTCTGGGGCAAACATCACAATCGCTGCTGGACAGACAAAGTGCGTCTACACCGATGGTGCTGGCTCTGGTGGCGCGGTTATTGATACCTTCGCGGCCCTGTCTGTTGTTGATTTGTTTGTTGATGATGATCTGACGGTAACTGACGATTTGACGGTTGGTGGAGATATTGACCTTGAGGGCAGTATTGACGTTAACGGCACAGCAAATCTAGATGCTGTAGATATTGACGGCGCAGTTCAAATAGATGCCGCTTTTACCTCTGGTCTAGACGGACAGGGTTATGACACTAAATTCTTTGGTGATACGGCAAGTGCCTACATGCTTTGGGACACTAGCGCCGATGATTTAATACTGGGCGGCGGTGCGGGGCTGGTTGTTCCCGAAGGACAGATCACAATAGCGGCAACGGCAATGACTAGTTCGGCTGCGGAGTTAAATATCTTAGATGGTGTGACCACAACAACAGCAGAGATTAACCTAATAGACGGTGGTACAGCTAGAGGCACAACCGCCCTCGCTGATGGCGATGGTATGCTGGTTAATGATGCTGGCACCATGAGGATGTCCACGGTCCAAACTGTCAAAACGTATATGACTGCGGGGGTTGGTGGAGGTCTGGTGTTTATTGCTACTACTGATGTTAGTAATGCAGCCACTATTTCGTTTACAGGCTTTGATGCAAGTCTATATGATAGTTATGTTTTCTCACTTGGACAGATTCTACCTGCTACTGATAATGCTTACTTCACTGCTTTGGTTTCTGTAGATAATGGAGATAATTATTTAAGTGCTTCGGATAGCTATACAGGTCCAGCTCATGCAGACATTAGTGCAGGGGATCAGCCCTCTATGAGAATAGGGTATTATGGTGTGGGCAATGTTGCAGGGGAGGGTATTTGTGGAACAGTGGAGTTAAATCATCCTCACCTGAATGCATGTACGTTACTCACTGGAACGGAGGGTTTATCATACTCACTTGCTAGTGGTGCTGTGGCTGTAGTTACTCAAGCAGCAGTTAAGACTAAAGCTGCAACAGTTGTAGATGCTATACAGTTTAAATTTGTTAGTGGCAACATAGCATCAGGCACAATAACAATGTATGGCAGAGTTAATTCATAAGTAGCCACGACAACAGGAGGGTAGAGATGCCGAGATTCAATAACGTAAACGGTGTGAACGTACAGTTCACATCAGCAGAGGAAACTGCCCGTGATGCCGAAGAGGCGACGTGGGCTGCTGCAGCAGATACGAGGGCGGCTATTCAGGTCCGTGAAGAACGGAATGCTAAACTAGCTGCATCCGATTGGATGGGTAATAATGATGTGACTATGCCTAGTGCATGGACCATCTATCGTACGGCACTCCGCAATGTACCAGCGCAAAGTGGGTTTCCTAATCGTATTACGTGGCCTACAGAGCCTAGTTGATGGCAATGTGTACACTTGGAATGAAAGCACAACACGCTGGGTTGAGGTGACATAATGGATAAGCGCACAGTGGCATCCGCACACAGCAGAATTGATGATTTAAACGTCACCTCTGCATCTCTACGCACCGAGGTGACCATACAACACAGAGAGTTGTTTACGAGAGTTAAGCGTCTGGAGGCAATTATGATCGGTGCAAGTGCAGCAATAATCGTGATGCTAATGACTGTGCTAACAAAAATGGGGTGATGAAATGAATATGACACCAGAGACGTTTGATAAACTCAAGGTTTTACCCCGTTTGATGATGTTGGCTGTCACGGTGCTTACATATCAAAGTGTTCACTGGTTCATGTCGATTCCTCCCGATCTTGTAACAAATGCCCAAGCAGGTTTGGTTAGCGTCTGTATGGGTGCTTTGACGGGTTGCTTTGGCATCTTCATCAATGGTGAAAAGCCATGATGGCGCTTCTGGGAAGTCTGCTGGGCTTCGGATCATCTTTTCTGCCGTCAGTTCTGGATTACTTTAAGGCAAACCAAGTTCAGAAGCATCGAATGGAGATGATGCATCTTGAGACAGAGTTAGCGCATAAACGGTCTGAAATGAAGCTTGTCGAGCTTGATAAGCAAGCTGACATCGAAGAGACGAAGGGGTTGTATGCACATGACAGTTCTATCGACGCTGGAGGCTTTATCAACGCCCTGCGTGGGTCCGTTCGCCCCGTTATCACTTATATGTTTTTTGCTTTATTCGTATCCACAAAAGTCGTGATCATGGTTAAAGTAATTCAATCGGATGGAGACTGGATGCAGGCGTCAGAGCTTCTATTCGACCCAGAAACTCAGGGACTATTTTCGGCAACTTTAGCATTCTGGTTCGGAAATCGAGCGATCAGTAAATACGCAGGGAAAAAATGATATTATCTTCTGGTCAAATTGAGCAGCTACTGCATGGCAACAAAAACTGGAAGGCGTGGGAGACGCCTCTCAAAGACATTCTTGCCAAGTACCAGATCAACACGCCACAACGCATTGCAATGTTTATCGCACAGTGTGGGCATGAGAGCCTAAATTTTACGGTACTAGAAGAAAATCTAAATTACTCCGCAAAGGGCTTGAACGCAGTATTCCCGAAATACTTCAAAAATGCAGGACGTGACGCAGCGATGTATCACCGCGATAGTGAGCGTATCGCTAATGTGGTCTATGCTGACCGTATGGGTAATGGCGATACATCTAGCGGAGACGGATGGATGCACAGAGGCAGGGGCGTCATCCAGCTTACTGGTGCCTCCAACTATACCGCATTCGCCAAGGCAATCGGAAAGAAAAAAGCCGCCACAGTAAAATATCTAGGCACCAAGGACGGTGCATTGGAAAGCGCCTGCTGGTTCTGGAACACAAACAACCTAAATAAATACTCTGACGATGGCGACATTAAAAGCGCAACCAAGCGGATCAACGGCGGCTATAATGGCCTGTCTGATCGTGAGCATCACTACCACCGCGCAATGTCGATACTAGATGGCTCATACAAGCCACAGACAGCCCCCGTGATGCTCAAGGTTGGCTCTACAGGCCCAGAGGTCATAAGAGTGCAGGGGGCGCTTAATCTGGACGCTGACGGCGTATTTGGGCTAATGACCAAGGCGGCTGTCATGGACTGGCAAAAAAGAAATGACTTGACTGAAGACGGGATAGTTGGCCCTAAGACTTATGCTGCCTTGATCGGAGAATAATATGCCGCTGCAATTGCTAAAATACAACGCTGGCATTGTGAAAGACACCACCGAATATTCTGCTGGCAAGAACGGGCCATTTTATGTTGATAGTGATCTTGTTCGTTTTATAAACGGATACCCAGAGAAAATTGGTGGATGGGAAAAAGACAAATTTTACGCATTAGATTCGGCTGGAGGAACAACATCCACTGAAGCCACGCTAACTGGCATTGGCCGAAAAATGGTTTTTTGGAGGGCGTCTGATGGTGTTGACAGAATAGCTGTCGGAACACACAATCATCTTTACATAATTCAAAACAACGCAATTTATGATATTACGCCACTGCGAAAAACCACAAGCAATCTCTCTAATCCTTTAGTTGTGACCAATGGTAGTACAACTATTACTGTAACCGATAACTCTCATGGCGCTTCAAACGGTGATTGGGTTGTAATAAATTCTGCCACTGCCACAGGCGGCATATCTGCCGAAACAATTAACAGAATGGCAGGGTATCAAATAACTTTTATTAACTCTAACTCTTATTCAATACAATCGCCCGATGCAGCAACAAGCGGAGCCACAGGCGGCGGCACGACAATAGACATAAAATACCTTATTGGTGCCGCCGAAGGATTAGGCACACAAAGTGCTAGTCCAGCACTTGGATGGGGCGTTGGTGGATGGGGTGAATCAACGTGGAACACGCCACGATCTTTGTCTCTGTCTCAAGTCAATCTTGAAAACTCTTCATGGAGTCTAAATATTTGGGGCGAAGATTTAATCGCCAATGTCAGAGGCAAACGGATATATTACTGGGATACATCTGGCTCAACAACATCAAGGGCCGTTCTTGTGTCCAGTCTGGCAGGGGCAGCGTCTGTGCCTGTTGAAGTTCGGGCAACTGTTGTCAGCTTCCCCGACAGACATTTTATTGCCGCTGGAGCCAGTGTATATGTTGCCGCCGATGGAAGTTCTGGAACATTAGATCCAATGTTGGTGCGCTGGTCTACGCAAGAAGATTTTACAAAATTTGCTCCAACAGCACTCAATACTGCTGGCGATCAGAGGCTTGAGGTTGGAACCAAAATTGTTGCCTTGGTTAACACGCGAGAGGAAACAATTATATCCACTGATGAGGCCGTGTATGGCATGACATTCGTTGGTGAACCATTTATATTTTCGTTTAGATTGCTTGGTACTGGCACTAGCGCAATTGGCTTAAACTCTATGATTGCAATCGATGGAAATACATATTGGATGGGCAATAGATCGTTCTATATATACGATGGCGTAATCAACGAAATACCATGCCCATTAAAGCATTTTGTCTTTGATAGATTGCAAACATCATTTTTTGATAAAACTGTGGCTGGTCATAATGTCGAATTTAACGAAGTAACGTGGTTTTATGTCTCTGATCAAAATACAGCAGGGACAACCAATCCAGAGCCAGATAGCTATGTAACTTATAATTACAACGAAAAAGTATGGTCGATTGGATCAATGGACAGAACGGCTTGGAACGATGCATTCGGTTCCCGCGAGAAACCATTTGCATTTAGCCCTCAAGGATTATTGTATAACCATGAGACAGGAACAAGCGACGATGGTTCAGCCATGACCGCATTTATTGAGGCAGCGCCCCGTGAAATCACAGCAGAAGGCGAAAACCTTTACATGGTGGATCGAATTGTTCCTGACGTAACAATGGGCGCAAATAGCAATTTATCTTTGTTTATGAACTCTCGTAAATACCCTAACGCCAGCGAAACTGTAAAGGGGCCGTTCAACATTACGTCTACAACAGAGAAAATCAGCACTCGCGTTAAAGGTCGGCAAATTGCTTTAAAATTTGAAAGCACAGGTACGCAAGACGAATGGCGGATTGGTGACCTTCGGATCGACACAAAAATAGCGGGGATGAGATGACCAAAGCAGCGCCACTAGCAGTATTAAGACTGCCGTCACCTCCCCAGCAATATCAGCAGGGTTATATGGGGCGATTGGTAAACACTCTGGAACTTGAAAAGCAGGCGACATATTTTTCGGCATCGCAGGGCTTGCAGACAGCCGTTGATCAGGCCGAAGCTACAGCGTGGTTTATGGGCTAATGGCTAATAATTACAAAAACTCCAAAGTCGATCTGACAAGCACAGGGGCAACCGTACTGTACACCGCGCCCAGCGCAACCACCACTTTGATCAAGTCGATCCT